CTTCCCATTTTCTTCTTCATACAGAATAAGTGCTATAATAGCATAGTTTGCCAAATCAATAAGCGTATCCTTGATACTTTCATCCTTTACCTTCAACTTTTCTTTCTTTGCGAATCCCATGATACGACTAAACTTATCTCCAATACGAACACAACAACCCTTCCATGCTGGAATCCCTGCTGCTTCACAAGTTCTAAAGTTGGCAAATACATCATCTGTAGTTGCATAGTCATGACGCTTTGCATCATGTGTGTCTTTCATTAATTTTAACAATTCATAAAATCTTTCACTTTGGCTCATTTTTCTACTCCGTTATATGACTAAAGTTTTTCAGCTTTTGAAATTTGATTGTACTTCTAAACTTATCTGCTAATACATCCTGTTTGTGACTGATGACAAAAATATTCTCATCAGAGAGCGTATTGAGAATTTTCAGAAATTCATCTGTACCTGTACTATCTAGGGAACTATCAAAAATCTCATCCAACATCAACAAATTAGTGTTGGTACTGTTCTTCATCTTTGCAATAGCTCTCCATGTAAACAGGAGTGCAAGGTCAATACGCATCTTTTCACCCTCACTGAATGAATCGTAAGTAAACTCATCACGATATCTTGACTTGATGGTTTCTTCAAAATTTTCATTTAGAGTGAAGTTCACATAAAATTCCATAGAAGTCAGGTAAGTATTAATCAATTTATTCATAATTGGAAGATACTGCTTGATAATTTTAGTCTTGATACCTGTATCTTGCAACATGCTTCTTGCAGCTTCAGAATAAGTCAAATCCTCACGAAGCTTTAATTTATGTTTTTCTGTAGTAGACAAGTCTTTTTTCAACTTTTTCAATTTCTTATAGTCAGATTTACCTACATCACCAGTTTGGAACTGAGCAATCTCGGTGTGCAGTGTAGCATTGAATTTTTCCAGCTGTGTAACAGAACTATGGTCCTTGGCAATCTGTACTTCATTCTCCCTAATTTTATCTGCAATTTCAGAAATCTCTTCTTGTCTTTCCTGTAACTTCTCTAATTCTTCTTCAAGTTCTTTCAGGCCTGTTGATAATTTTGTTATGTCTTTCTGTTTTTCAAATATCATTTCCTTTTTAAAAATTTCATCTATATGCTGCTGACAGGTGGGACAGTCATCATTGTTCTCAAAGAAACCAACAACATTCGAATGTGCTTTATGTTTCTCTGTTAAAGTAGATTTTATATCTTTAAATTTATTGTAGTTATTTTTGATCTTTTCATTATCAGAAATTTGACTTAACAGGTTATCGTTATCTTGCGTGATTTCCTCGATACCAGAATTTCTTGCTAGAATCTCCTTTTCATTATCAGTAATGAGTTTAGTCTTCTCTTTAATAAACTTGTTCTTATTCTTCTTTACATCATTGATATACTGTTCTTGTAATACAATTTTCTCTCCAGCAAGGTTCAATTGATAATCAATGTCACGAATACTGTCAGCAATATTTTTAAGTTTTAACTTCAACAACATATTCATTAGAGAGAAAATCTGAATATCAAGAATCTCTTCTACCACCTCTCTACGGTGCCGGGCCTTCAACTGCATGAATGGAATGAATGTAGATGAACCAAGAATAACAACTTGAGTGAAACTTCGATAGTTCAGTTTAAGAATTTGTTGTTCAAGATATCTCTGATAATCTCTCATACTTGCATCTTGATTATACATCTTTTTATTGATGTATATCTCAAAGATGTTTGGCTTGATACCACGAATCACTTTGATTTTCTTTGTGCCAATCTTAAATTCTACTTCTACAACACAACCAGCATTATTTACAGAGTTTAATAATTGTGGTTTATTGATGCCACGAAATGGCTTACCAAACAAACCAAAACACAACGCATCAAGAACAGTAGACTTGCCGGCACCGTTCTCACCAATAATCAATGTGGTGGGATTTCGGTCTAACTCTATTTCTATAAATTGATTGCCGGTTGAAAGGAAATTCTTCCAGCGAACATACTTAAATTCGATCAAAAGAATTCCTCTAAATTACCAGTTCCATATTTTCGTTCTACTTTACTAACATTTGCAGCATTGTGATCTACGCTGTCACCCCTATGTTCATAAGGAATTGTATTTGTCAATTCATATTCCGTTTCGCCGGGACGTTTAATTTTCCACTGTAAATCTCCCACCTTTGGATAATTGATATTCCATTTGCATGTAGAATTTTTCAAAAACTTTCTATCCTTCTTAGTCATTGGATAAATGTATCGAAACTGTTTTCCCCATACTCTACTGAATCCTAATTCACCCATTTTCGCATCATTAGGCCTAGGGCCGTATTTGGTGTCCATACGATTCATCTCTTTTTTCATTTTACGTTGGATGGTACGAAAGTGAACCTTCTCCCCTGTTTCAGAAACGTACACATCACTCCATATAAAACCACCATACAGAAAGTTTGCAGCTTGATAAACATAGCCAGGTTTACCAACAATTCCATCTGCCCAAGTGTATAGATATTTTCGTTCTGGTGTGTTTTCTTTCATCCACTTCACAGTCGCAGAGATCATTTGAGATTCAGAGTTGCGGGGCATTTCATCATCCATACACATCTTACCAATTTCATAATAATCTTCAGTCGATAACTCTGGGAACATCTTCTTGATAGTTCCCATCGGATTCGTACCCCAACCTAATGTGAGTACACCTACTAGTTCATCGTCTTGATATGCACCTAACCAATGTTTAGTTAATTTCGGCATCACCGGCGAATAATGCCTCTCTTGAACGAACAATGTCGCCACACGCCAATCAACCCTTTTCATTATGATCAAAATTCAAGGTCCTGAGCCTCGTTATAAAGTGACTTCATGGTATTTTTAAGTCTAGTCTTATCCAGTGTCACATCCAGTTCATCAACATATTTTTCAAGCAAAGTCATGGTGTCTTCTGTATTCTCTACAATGTCATCAGATACATTCGTTGCATCCAGTTCTGAAAAATCTTCGATGATCTTTACATCATGTGCATCGGCAACAAGAAGTCTATCAACAAACTTATCAAATCCATACAAATCTTTTTTATTGACAACAATCAGTTTTACATATTTGTCCTTGAACGAAGACATATCATATTTGTCACCAAACGACGACTCACTATCATCATAATAAATCTTCTCAAACAAAGTATAAGGATTTACAATACGTTCGAGCTCTCTTGTGCCTGTATCAAAGATATGAAATCCTTTAGGAGAATCATAATCTGACCAAGTCATTTCATATGGAGAACCCAAATAATAAATTTGTCCATCATCTGATTTATGATGAAAATGTCCACTCAAAACAGTATCAAATTTACGAAAGAGCTCTTTTTCATATCCACTATCTGAATATTGTCCACGATGCATCTGAAAACCATTTATTTCTAAATGCCCCATAAGAAGATCAGTATTTGGTGTGTTTAAAAATTTTACTGCTGTACTATAATTGTTTGCATTAATCCACGGCATGAACAAAATAGGAGTATCATCAAATTCTACAACCTGTGGCTCAGAATAAATCCACACTCTATCTCTCCCAACAAGTTCATCCATAGAATTAATTTCACTGGTGTTCTTGTAATAGGTGTCATGATTGCCAATGATAACATGCAAATCAATACCAAACTTTTTAAATTGTGAGACAAACCGATTACGAAAATCAAACGCAATTCGAAAACTTATATACTTACGGCGGTCAACAACATCACCCATATGAATACATGTTGAAATTCCTCTTTCCTTTAAAGTAGGAAAGAAAATGTTTTCATAAAATTTGTAAAAATATTCGTTGAAATTGAGGTTATCATTTCGAGCTCCGAAATGCGAATCGCTCAGCAGTGCTATCTTCAAATTAAATTTCTTCTTCCATAAATTTTTCTAATCCCTTTGTCTCGGGCTCCACTTTCTTTTTCGGTTTATATACATCTTCATCTGGAAGCATTATCATTGGGTCAAATCCTGAAACAGTATATGACGATGCCTCATCACCTTCCATTGTTGTCCAAGTTTCATATTGAGAATTTTCTATCATTTTGTTTTTTACGTGAGTTTGCTTTTTCTCTTTTGCAATCCTTCGAAGAAATGCATAATATATAATTTGCGTAAAGTAAGCAAATGGATTCTTTGATTTTTCTGGATTAAAGTTCGCAACATATTGTAAACAATTTTCAATGCCATCAGATATCATATCATCCCTATATGTATAATTAATAAAATTTGGTCTGAAAGAAAGGTGGGTTGCAATTTTTAAAAAACACTCACCAATATAATTTGATACTGCTGGTTGGTCTTCACCAGCCTTTTCTGAAATTTTACATTTATTTTTGAAGTCAACCATAGCTTCAAGAAATTTCTTATTATCTACGTAATGAACACCTTTAGATTTTTTTTTCATAATTACTCCTTATATAACTAAACATTGTCACAGTATAAACTATAACAACAGTAATGTCAAGTACCAAAGAGGGTTGACAAAATAAAAAAATATATATAAATAGCTATGTAGACTTTTTAATGAATTGTATCATCACTAGAAACTGATTCATCTAGCAAATCTTCATACACAGC